GGTGACGTCTCCAACTGGACGTCAGGAGTCGAAGTGCTTTCGAGTAGTATTTGTGTCTGACACAATATACAACTCTCGAACGCAGGTTACGACTGGTGTGGACATAAATGTTCAACCTTTCATCGTCAACTGCTACTGGTAGGCAGCCGTCTTCCTGAGCCAACAGATCGCTAACCACCTCGTGTGGGGCTATGCGAGTTTTCAACATCCTGTTGACGAAGGCGTTTCGGACCTCTAGGTTGTGTCGCAATTCCTTTAAGGACTTGCCGACATCCGCAGGGGGAGCTTTTCCTTTGCTATTAATCTGGTATTGATAGCAACGTTGGATGTCGTTTACGGCATCCTGGATGGAAACATGCTTCCCTGAGTTGTGGGAAACCCTGGTTCGAGACGAGACAGATTTACAGCTCTTGCGAAACGCTGACACCTGCTGACTCACAAGTAACTTATCAAAGTCTTGTGCTGGCTTGGTGAGAGAAAGCGGTCCGTACTTGATGTAGGAGATTATGGTCCGGTAATTGACATTACCAACGCCACAACCTCCTGCAGAAAAGTACCCTGGTAGATTTACCCTATGGTAGATTCCACCCCGCCTTCTCGTATCCGCGGCCAGTTTTGTCAGCAGTCGGTGGCCCTTGAAGTTGCGCAGTTGATCTGCAACTGATGATAGGGCGCCTCGCGATTGAGCTTTCATCCCTGCTGCCTCTCCCAGTCTCTGATACTTTCGTGTCTCAGCGGTCTTCTCTCCGTTTCGAACTACGAGTCTCTCGCAAAACACTCCGTGTGTCTTCGAGATAAATGACTTCCGCTTGTTCAGGAGGAGGCCGAATTGTGAGACAGTCGTCTGGTATCTCTCTCGCTGCTCTTTAGTCCAGAGCCCGATGAGGTCGTCGCCACATATGGCGAACGATTTTGTCCCGCCCGCTAGACTGCCTGCAAATGCATTAAGCATTGACAGGACGAACCAACCTGGACCTAGACCCATAAGTGCTCCGCACTTAGACGTGAACGTTGTTCCGTCAGGGCAGTCCAGTTGATGGTTCCGTAGAACCGCTTCTTTAGCGGTTCGGAACCAGTCTGGCAGCGGCAGGACCTCCTCGGCGTACTCGATAACTTTTCGAGCCAGCGGTATAGAGATCGGATCGGTGGACTTACTGAAGTCGGCACTGTAAAGCTCAGCGCTGGGGTCACTTG